TACCTTTAGTGAGCGTCAGCATCGGTAACTTATCACCTCGCATACGAACTTTCCTATTGAATAAATTAATCGCAAACAATGGTTTTTTAAGGGCAAACGCTTCAATAAGATCCTCAGTAGTGAATAATACCGGTTCGTAATTCATATCGCTGATCATGGCATCCCTATGTAATGTCTGAATATCAATTCCAAGCGCATCCATCAACTCCGGAGTAAACATCAGATTACCCAGTTTTTTTTCTGATTCATACAAGGTAGCCATATAAACCAGAGCGAAATCGCCAATATGAGTTACAACTTTTCCTTCCAATAAATTACGACTGAAATCAGGATCATAAATACGAATCTGCAGTTTGTCTTTGAGATCTTCATAACTGTTAAAATTCAACATCATAGCTAATCCTCCTTATATTACTCTCCCTCCATTGTTGTTTTCTCTCTCTCTTTATTTCTTCGCTCATTTCTTTAATCTCCTTTTTTTTTATTCAAGCCATTCATTATCAAGATAATAAAAACCGTAGACACATGCTCCGATTAAAAATATCCAGAAAATCCAGAATAACCATAACGCAAAATCGGATTCTAAGTGTTCCACGGTCTCATCAATCGTCATATTTTCATAGAATGGCGAATTATTTTTTATTGTTTTATTTTTTAATTCTGTAAATATCGTTCCGGTGTACTTCAAACCAACTCCATAGTATTTGAAGCGTACATTAGATGATTCTTTTAAGGTATCAATATAGTCATCATCCGGTAATTGAATTTTCTTACTTGAGAATACATGTTTCAAGAAAGATACCTCTTTACAAGTCTTATCCTCACTCCCGACATAATCCCATGACCAATAAACCTCAGTTGTATAATATGTGTGAGATTTTCCATTCACAGTCTTTGTGTGAGCCACCTTACGAGTGTGTCTCGTGTAATGTTCTTCGACCTTTTGCACATACATATACTTTCCACCAATCTCCGGATAAGTAACAGTGTCGACAGCTTCCAAATCGCCATAGATAAATGCGTTTCCAATATCAGTCCGCATACCATATTCAAACAGATCCTGTTCTTTAATCTTTACTGCTTTATTGTATTTTTCGTTTTTGTCCATCGCATGATCTGAGATTTTACCAGAAATTATAAAGCCAATAAGTAACAGAACCGCAATGATAGATATACTTGCTAAGATTTCTCTTTTTGTGATTTTAAAGTCTCCGAAATCAAATCCGTTCCATTTCTTCATAAGCTTATTCCCCGAACAGATTCTGTGGAGCATCGACAGGAGCTTCGTAATCTAAATATGCATACTCATGAACCTCATATCCAAGAATATCCAAAAAGATTCGCGTAGGGAATTTTCTTATATAACGTCTGTACAATTTTATCTGTTTATTATAATTGCTACGATATTCTGCAATCAGATTTTCTGTAATAGAGAGTTCATTCATCAGTTCCTTATAATTTTCATCTGATTTTAATTCCGGATAAGCTTCGCTTACAGCTGCAATCGCAGTGGTAACATTTTCAATATCTCCAGTGGAGCCTCGCCCTTCTACGATAGCGGTAAGTGTATCAGCTTCGTGTTTATCATACTGCTTTACACAATCTGCAAGGTTATAAATCAGATCCACACGTCTTTTTTCCTGAACTTTGATGTCTGAATCAGCTGTATTCACCTGTTCCTCCAGTGAAAAAGCTTTATTTTGTGAACTCTGCACTCCGAATACGCCTGTCATGACAACTGCAAGAATCCCTGCAACAATAATAAGAACTAATTTCCAATTTGATTTTTTCATTTCGATTTTCCTCCAATTAAATAAAACCCACGCTATGATAATTAAAGCTAAAATAGTTGATGTGACTGTCATTCGTCCCACCTTTCGAACTTAATTCTCTTTTGAAAATTTCTCAATAATCTTTTCAGCCCACTCAGGATGCTCTTGTCCATACTCGACGGTATCGTATTCATTACTCTTCTTCGGTTACATCTCATACACAATTCCTCCTCATTTTAATAATAAAAATTTAACCCACATCGGTAAATCAGATGTTTCAATTGTGTAGCAAAATGCGCAGGTAATAACATACCGTGAAAATAATAAACGCCACACCCCAAATGAGATGTGACGCAGCGCTGTATTTACTCCTGGAGGTTATCTCAAATCCTAAAAACGACACCGCAAATAACACTCCGAATACCAAAGCAAACATTTTGAATTCCTCCTCATCTACAAAAACTCATCGCGCCGCATATAGCAGCTGTACAGAATATAACAACTTTACAGATATTCCGATCGTTTGCGTACTGCCATGCCAAGAGCATATCGATAAGCATGAATACTGCTAACAATAGTTTTGATAAAAATATCATTTCGAATTCTCCTCTAAAATCTGTTTCTTGACGTCTTCAGCAAGTTCTTTAGCCATGAGATCATGAACGATTTTTCCAACACTAAAATTCGTAGGATCATCTTCGGCAAGTTGGGGCTGAACCTTCTTCGGACAATCATACCCAGGTTTGTTAACGTAATGTTGTCGTCCAAAACCATTTTTTACAATATCATCACTGGTTGTAACGTCAGCAAGACCGCCTTTGTATAAACAGTCGTGGAAATGCTCGCAGTTATTGCAATATACATCGTCCTTTAATCCAAGGAAAGGGCCGAGTGAAACGTTTTTCTTCAATCGCCTGATCTGATCCGATGGAAAGTCCGGTAATCAGCTCAGAATATGGCAGAGTTTCAATCCACTTACAAACCTCTCGCCACTCGTCCAACTTATGATTTTTCCGCTGTCTGTAAATATTTGCCAGAACCTCATAATTCAGCATAACATTACGAGTCTGGTTATAACTGCTTGGAAGAAGCTGAATCATCTGCCACCAGATTTCTTTATCTTTTTTACCAAAGCATTTTATATTGCCGTTTTCATAGCGTAGATTACCACCGTTCAGATAAACATCTCTGAATACGTTTAATGCGTCGATCGTATTCTTTAATACATCCATCGACTGCCGGATACAGACATGTTCCATCGAAAAATCCTCCAGCGTAAATTCTTTCTCCGCAATCTTATGCATTGTACTGCAAGAGTTTGCAACTGTTCCAACCTTATAAGTATCAAATTCTTTCCACCAATATAAAGGCGCCGTAATTCTCACATACACCGGCATCATTCTTAAATACTTACGGTGTTCTGTACCAGCATTGGATAAGCGCTGCATGAGGGAGTGATCGGCTTCTCCTACTACATATTTCGGAGTGTTACCACACCACTGAGAACTAAACGCACAATGGCTTCCGCATAACTTGCCATCGCAGCCTCTACCACTATCACTCTTCTCCCACGAGTTCATCGGATTCCTCATTCCTTGAATAATAAACTCCATCTGCTCTAGGCTTGCCGGAACTACATTTTCTAATTTGATCATTTTAAAATTCTCCTTTCTGTAAATGCGATGGAATATAAAAGAAAAGACCCAACGTAATTTCTACGCTGAGTCTCTACTTTTAATAAGTGTAAATTTTGAATTTCTCGTTTCGTTTAAACGCCCTTTTTGCGCGGATATATTGGATCAATCCTCTTGCATGAAATTCTAGTCGATATAACTTATCATCTTCTAAAAAATCAATACCCTCACCAATTTTTTTCCAATCTTTTCCGTATTTAGTCGTTTTAACAATATAGTCTTTCGCCATATAATATCACTCCTTTCATTAAAGGAACTGTATTTTTAGCGAACTTATTCAATTCCTCTCTTACCACTAAAATAGACTAATACTCCAGATCCGTTATATCATCCAAAATATTCTCCAGAGATTTTCCATCAAAGAATTTTGTAGTCATAACCTCTTCGATTGAGTGGGCTGTCATGCTTTCAT